AGCCTCCTGGATTTTCTTCATTGAAGTTCCAGCAGGTTGGATGCCCTGAGACCTAGCCTCTTTATAGGCAACCAATTCTTTGTTGAATGCTTTATTACTCATCATCCTGCGACTATCAGCGTCTCCTGCATTCATTTGAAGACCTAGCCCTTTACAACCAAAGCAATCTTCTACATACTCTGGGTGATATTCCCAATGTTTCATATGTTCCTTATATTGCTGTAAAATTTGCTACAGTTACACCTACACCACCAGCAATTAGTGCAGTCTTAATTGTATCATCTACTGTGTAATCATAACCACCACGATATACCTGTGGGTATTGTGATAGGTCCTCATCTAATGGATAACGAATTTGTTTATAAGTTCCACTAGGTTGCATAACAATTGTTAAACCTCTGTCTAATTTAAAAAATTCAAAAAGACGGTGCTGTCCTGCTGGACCTTCCATTGTGGTAGGTGTTTTAAAAAGCCAATCAGTCATAAGTCCTCCTAATGAACTCACCCCAAAGGGTAGACTTTTTAGGGTCTACCCTGCAGAGTCAATCAACTAGTTAGCAGCGATTGAAGAACCAGATGTGATTCTGTATAGAGCCTCATCACGGTAAACTGCAAAGCCAAGTACTCCGTACCAACCCATTGGGCGGAAACGCATTAACTTGTCAGTTACGTTACCAATAACGATATGTGGCTCTTCAGCAACAGCCTCAGCCATAGCCTGTGAACCAGCAACAATTGTGTCAAAGACACGAGTTACTGGAGTTACGGTTACAACTGTTGTAGCAGTTACTGCTGCTGTATTAGCAGTATCAACTGTGAAAGTTGTGGTTGAACCAGATGTTGAGATAGCAGTAATCTTGGCACCAGAAGCGATACCTGTTCCTGCAACCTTATCTCCGACCTCTGCACGAGTTGCGATAACAGCAGTAGAAGCAACACCGAATGTGAATCCAGCAGAAGTTCCTGCAACTGTTACTGCAGTTGTAGCAAGAGCGGTTTGGTTAGCACCTGATTTAGCGCTGTATAGACGTGGAGACTCTACGAAGAATGAACCTTCATAATCTCCAATTTCGCCAGCCCAGATGTTTTTAACTGCTGGGTCTGATTGTGCGTGAACAAAGTTCCAGCCCAAGTTTCCAGTCTCTGCACGAAGGTCGTGAGAAACTTCTGGGTGGATACCAGTCCAGTATAATGAACCACGACGTGCTTTAGCCTTGTTAGAACGTAGAAGAGCAACAGCCCTGCGGATGTTTGCTGATGTAATCGTATCTGTGGCTGCAACTGTTGCTACAGAGGTTGCGGAACCTGAGTAGATGTTGTTTGTACCAGAACGTAGTGTGGTCATTGCAACTTGGTCAATTGAGTCAGCCAAGTTGTAAGCGATAATGTTTGCAATTGCAGGGTCAACATCTGCTAATGAGAATAACTCAAGAGCACGTGTTACTAGAACTGCATTGCCGTACTCGTTTAGAGTAACTGTTACAGATGTTGGAGTAGATAATGCTACTGCATCTGGGTCAGTTGTCTCTGTTAGAGTTGATGTAGCAGCGCTAAGGTCTGTGTACTTTTGTAGTACTACAGTTTGCCCTGGCATTGCTTGGCGTGCTGGACGCTTATCTGCGACTGAACGAATTAGTGGTTCGGCGCGGAGAGCGAATTCCAGAAGACGGTCATACGCCTTCTGTACAAGACCAGCACCACCTACTGTACCGCCCAGCGAGGTGCTGGAAGTATCTGTATATTGATTAGGCATTGTTTTAGTCTCCTATGACTATGAACGGATAAGTTATTGCTGCGAACGAAGCAGGTCTAAAATCTCTTCCGTAGATGAAGCATTGTTCAATCTGGATTCGATATTTTCTGCTCTGTCGGGAGTAATAGCACCCTGAGTTAAGATGTCTTGCTGACGTAATGCAGCAATATTTGCATCTACTTGCGGGGTGTTTTGCGCCTGTAACCCAAACAAGTCTCCGTTATCTTCAAGCCAGTTAGAAACTGACTCTTCGTTAACTTCCTCTATATCTTTTAGGATTAGGCGTGCAGCCTTTTGGTTTACACCCTTTTTTTCTAGGACTGATTTAACGGTTTGCTCACGCTGCGCCTTGGTATATGTCTCAAGTTGCTCAGTAAGTTCCTTGATACGTTTCTCATCTGACCTCTTGGCTTTACGTAACTTTTTTACTAAGTCACCGCCGTCGGTAGACGAATCCATATCTAGGTCGTCGTCTTCATCTTCCCATATGTTGTTGCTCATAGCAACCACCCTTTCTATTCGTTGTTAGTTCGCAGACCACAATGACCATTCGGGGTAATGGGTTGGCTTCTGCTACCAGTCTTATACGCTAACGGGGCTGGTCGGTCCGTAAGGATTCTATTTAGATTAAGCCAGCACCTCTGGCTTGTGAAGCAAATGACTTGCTTCCTATAGTGCCCGCTCTACCTGCAAAGCGAGCCTCTTCTTCTTTAGTTAATGCTTCTAAGGCTTGTGTTTCTCTGACTGAGTTTCTAAAAACAATATTCTCTAAGTCAGCCTGTGATAGTGGCTCTGTTCCAGATATACCTGCAAGTTTAGTTGCGGTAGGAAGTGCTTGTGCTACACGTCCGAACTTACCAAGTGCACTCTGGTATGTCTCACCCATAGCACCTAGTTCAGTAGCACGTTCTACAGTTACTCCACCTGGAAGTGTTTGAGCACCTAAGCCTTGTTGTTGAGCAGCAGTTAGAACTTCATATCCAGCAAGTTCTCTTGCTAGTTCCTTAGAACTCTTTTCTCCACCAATAATTGCCTTAGCAATCTGAGTACGAGTTAAGTTTGGATAGTAAGTCTTAATAGTTTCTTTTACTTCATTAGGAGCAAAATCAATTCTATCAAATATCTGAGTAACACGTTCTGCAAATACTGATGCTGGGATAGCCTTACCAATTATTCCAGTAAGGAATTCTTCAGTTGCTAACTCACCAAGGTTTGATGCTCTAAGAACATCTGCCATCTTTGATTGAGTTGCAACATACTCAGCAACTGTAGGAACAGTTACTGGCTTTCCAGCCTGACGTAAATCTTGTAGGTCGTAGATACCTTTGAACCGCTTAGTAAAGTCAGCCATCTCAGGGTTGTTGCGAACATCTTGTAATGCTAAGTTATAAGATTCATCAATAGTTGCGCCTGTCTTATAGAACTTAGACATAGATGTATATAGTTGGTCAACCCAAGGTTTTGCAATTTCCTCTGCACCAAAGAATAAACCAAGAGTACTTTTAAATACATCTTTTGCTAATGTTGGTCCAGTTACACCAGCGCCAGGTAAACCAGCACTTAATGTAGTTCCGCCAGTCCCTGTTCCGCCTGTTGTCCCACCCATTGTTGTTCCACCTGTTGTGCCACCAGGCAAATCACCAAAGAAAGATAATCCAGTTAGGCTAGTTCCAAGTCCACCCATTCCACCAGTTGCATCTGTTGGTAGGCTTGACATATTAAATAAATCGCCATATTGTCCCTGAAGTTTTCTTACTGTATCTGCAGGATTAGCACCAGCAGCAATAGCCTCATCATATTGTTTCTTTATTAAGATAGCAGCCATAGCATTAGTATCAGTAGTGCCATCTGGTTTTCTTACTTGCTTTTGTTCTTCAGCAGTTAGTTGTCCAGATATAGGTGTATCATTAAAATACCCCTGTGCATTAATACCACCACGAGAAGCAATATATTCTTTAGTCATACCAATTGCTCTGGCTTCTGCTTCTTTAGCAGCGTTACGCTCAGTACCAGTAATTGTTAAACCAGATGAAGGTGAGACCATACCAATAGTAGTAGCAGCAGGTGGTCTACCTGTTGTTGGGTCTACACCAGTATAAGTTTTTCCGTCAATAGTTACAGTTTTAGTTTGTGCTCCATATTGGTCTGCAAAAGAACCAGTAACTGTTGATGGAGTTGCAGCACCTGCTTGACCAAAAGGTGTACCAGTTGTAGATGTACTACTTACGGGTGGTAAACCCATCATTGCTCTAATTCTATCGCGTTCGTCAGCCATTAATTAAACTCCAAATCCTGATGCTCTGGCAAAACCGATTGCTGCTTCTTTTGCTTTAGTTTGAAGAGCAACTGTCTTTTCTGCGTTTGGATGGAAAATTGCATAGTTATAAATATCAGCAGTAGTTGGAATTGGAGCCTTACCTACCACACCATCTGGTCTTAAGAATCTATCAACTTCTGGATTATCTAAAGTTAAAACACTTGGGTCCATTTCCCAGGTTCTAGCCAATATAGAAACAATAGGGTTTGCAATATCAGAAACGGTTAAGTCTGGATTTGCTGCAAGACGTGGAGCCAATGCTGGGTAATATTTTTGTGCTTGAGCATTTAATTCTGACTTAAGTTTTTCTGGAGATAAAGCACCAGATGCTAAATCTATGCCAAGTTTTACAATCTCTTGGTTAGTTACATTTGTTGAGCCATAAGCCTTAAGAATTGTTTTAACATTGTTAATTGTTTTAATTGCAGAACTAGGCAAATCCTCAGCCTTACCAAGTACCGCCTTTGACCATACATAAGACTCAGTAAAAGCCTTAGCATCAAATAGTGATGGAGTAGTTACCTGTTCAATGCCACCATCTTTAGCCTTACGAGTAACTGTTCTACCAGATGCTTTAGCCTCAGTACTTACTTTATTAAAGAAGTCTAATCTATCTTGCTCGGTAAATAATGCTGGGTTATAGCCTAGGGCTGAGGCAGTCTTATTTAAAAGAGCATCTGATGTTAGTCGGTCATACTCAGTATATGAAATAGTTGTACCAGTAACAGATGGAGCATTTTTACTTAATGTACCAAGAACATCCCAAGGTGATTCTTTTTTACCATTTTTAAAAGCAGCCACAGCGCCGTCAACAATGGTATTCCAAAGGGTCTGACGCATTGCACGGGTAGGTTGTGTCTTATTCTCAACAGTAACTAGATACTCTTGAAGTGCAAGAACTGATGCTTCAGGTAAAGTAGAAAAACCTTTCTTAACTACAGATGAATCCGCCTTAACCAAGTTACCATTTTTATCTGGCATCCAAAGATAACTAATTGTTTTTTTAGAACTCTTTTTAGGAATTACTGGTACGGGACCTGGTGGCGGTGGAGTTACCATTGACATTATCTAGCCTCTTTCAAACTGTCGTTTTGGAAGTATCTATTTATTATTCTTTGTAGTACTGGGTCCCAAAGATTTAAAGTTGATTCCAAGTAATTTGTCCATTGTTCTTGAATTTTATTTTTGTAACCAACAGGTGTATCTTTGTAAGCCTTAACATATGAATCACGATACTTTAGGAAAGACTTAGCGTGAGTCCAAAACTGAGTGTTACCAAATTGTTTCATAAAATCTTTATTATTAACAATCTTTTGTAAGCCTCTGGCTTGTGACCAAGCAGCATCTCCCTTTGAGATACTTTGCATATACTCGTTATACCAGTCTTCACTACCAGCCCTAAGAGTTTCTGTTGCGTATTGTTTTAATGATTCTCTTAATTCTGGAACACTAAGATAACTTGCATATTGTGCATCTTTAGCAACATCATTTAACTGTTTCTTTCTATCAGTATAAGCCTTCCAGTAACGAGACTTGGTTAATTCAACCTCAATCATTTCTGGTGTTTTAAGTTGTGTATTAAGAATTGTTCCACCAGGTAAGGTTGTGTTTGGGTCGTTAAGGAATTTATTAACCTGTGGGCTATATTCCTTTGGCAAGTCTGCAGTTAACAAGCCGACTACTTGAGGACTAATAGATTCTAGTTCTTTAGCAAGACCACTATAGTTATCCCATATTCTTTCGTATGCCTTTTGGCTTGGGGTAATATAAGCGTTTTTATCTTTAGAAGACGTAAATAATCTATCCATAGGGAACTGTGCACCAGGAACAGCCATACGAGATTGGAACTCATCCTCTGCTAAGCGTTGAGCCTCTACATCACCCTTACCCTGTGCTTTGTATTTATCAAGAAGCATAGAGTAATAATCATTAAATAAACTATCTGGACGGGATTCTACATATTGGGCTGAACCTAGTAAAGAGAAAAACTGAGTACGGAATTTACGTAAGTAAATACTCGTAGCCTCTTTTTCTCTACTTTCTTCAGTTGGTTTTGGACCAAGACCCATTTCATAAAGAATCCATTGTTTATTTGCCACAGAAACTAATGAATCCATCCACATTTCATCAGTCTTTGATTTGCTTACTGCAGTCATTAAGTTTCTTGCCCAAGCAGGAGTAAATGTTTTACCTAATTGAGTTTTAACACTTGGTTCAACTCCAAATGGAAATAACTCGTCATATGAATAACCAGGAATTTTACCAACTGTTTTATCTATAAGATTTTTTATTTCATCTGCTGAATCAGGTTTGCCATTTAAAATTCTATTTACTGAAAGTGGAACTAACCAGTTTGGACCAGGAAGGTTAGCAATAAAGTTAGTTGCACGTGCTGAAAGAATAATTCCTTTACCGTCATTAAAGCCAATTTCTTTAGTACCAGGAACTAATAGATACTCAGCCTTCATTGGGTCTTCAACTGGATTGCCATACTTGTCTACACCAAATGAGTTATATAGAGCGTAGTAAGAGTTTAAGAATCCTGATGTTCTACCAGGTTGTCTAGCAGCAAAACCAGTATAACGATAGATACCACTTGCTGCAGCATTAGGGAAAACAAGTGCTGCACGGGCTAGATAAAGTCCTCTTTGTTGACGTGGAATTGTATAGAAAACTTTTGATATATCTTGTACCATTTCGGCTGCTGCAGATTGTCTTAACGCATTCATAGTTGCAAGACTTACTTCTTGCCCCTGAGCAAGTAATTGATTAGCCTTATTAACTACACGATTTGCGTGTTCAACATTGCCATATACTTGACGAATTATGTTTTCTGGTTTAGCAAGTTGTCGCCACGCTGCTGATAGTAAAGCATCTTTTTGTTGAGCAAGAGTTTCAAAACCGCTTGATGGAGATGCGTATGGAACATCAAGTGGTTGAATTGGAACCATTTGGTCAAGATATGCACTTAATGTTCTTTGTAAATCTGTTTCTTTAACAGGACCTGCAGCAGCCAACCTTTGTGCCTCTGGACTTGGTAGGTATCTATTAACATATGAAATAGATTCATCAACAATTTGAGTCAGTTCATCTTCGCTACGTCCTAGATTATATGCATAAGATTTACCCTGACGTGTAGTTGCCCATTGTAATAATTCTTCACGAGATGCACCACGAAGAACTTGGTCAACTAATATATCACCCCTCATATAATTATTAACTACATAAGTTAACTCAGGAAAATATTTTGGGTCAGCGACATTTGTTATACTAGTAGGACTATTACGAAATAAAAGATTTAAATTTGCAACAACTGACTTATTACCAAGAACTTCAAGTGTCTTAGTACTGTTGTTCGCAATTTCACTAAAATATCCGTCACCAAGATAGTTCTGATTAGTAAATGATGGGAACTCAATCTTTTGTCCATTAGCAAGAACTCGTGTTACAGTATCTGGCATAATAGGTTTTTTAGCATAACGATTATCTGCTATAGAAAATATGTCAGCACGTTCTTTTAATTTCGGGTCAAGTTTCTTTAATACTTCACCAATTTCATCATAAAGTTTAGCAATTTGAGAATCAAGAACACCTAGTTCAGGGGCAAGATTATTAATTTTATTAGTTGCTTCAAGTACTAACGCCTCAGCCTTAGCAATTAATGAGGCATTACCCTTATATGCTTGCTCAACTTTTTTAAGAGTGTCTTTATATTCTTTGCCAGGAGTAATATCTTTTACTCTTAAAGATTGTAACTCATCTGCAGGAATATTATCTTTTAAAGTTTTAATTCTACGACTTAAGTTGTAAATTGTAGGAACCTCTAAAGGTTTACCACCTCTGCCCCACTCAACTGTCCAGCGATTAAAATTTGTTTCAATATTTTCTACGACTTTTTCGGCTGCTCGTAAATCTTCTCTAACCTCATCAGCCCAGTCAGCCTTGGTTTTAGGTGATACGCCAGGAGTATCTTTAAAAAAATTCAGATATTGTGCATATACTTGGTCACGTAAAATAACCGCTTGACTATATTCATCTGATAAAGCATTTATCTCACGTTGAATTTCTTTTTTAGCACTTGGTAAAATAGTCTTTGCTTTTTCAATATTTCTCATAGTGAAATTTGCTGTGTTTTTTATCATTTGTTTTGAAGCGGTAGTTGTTAATGCTTGAACAAATTGCATACCACCTGCCATTGTTCCTGACAATATAGGTTCAAATACAGAGTTTTTAGGAATATATGCAAAACGATATAATTGTGCTATTGAGAATAAAGAGTTACTCATTTCAAAAATAGAACGTACTGCATCTTTACCAAGACCAGCAACATTTTGTGCTCCGCCTACAAATGCATTTTTTTCTGATTTAACCGCACGAAGGATTGCTTTATCAAGTGCACCAAAAGGCAACATAGGCATTGAGTTTTGTAATTGTTGTTGAACTTTAGCATTGGTTTGAAGACGAACTCCACTTGGGTCCATTGCAGTTCCATACTTACGTAAATCATTATGGATTGAATCTACGTTTTGCATTGCTGTTTCAACAAATTTTTCAATTACTTCATCTTGAAAAAAGCCTCTACTATATGCAATAGTTTTAACTATCGCAAGGTTTGCATCTTTAATAACTTGAGCACGTTCACCGTCGGTAGTAGAAGAAACAAATTTATCAATTAATTGTCTACGATATTCAGATACAGTTTTTGGAGTTAAGTCATCTGTTACAACTAATTTGTCACCACGAGTAAATAGCGGAATATCATCAAAAACTGCAATTAATTCATCTATACCATTAAGAGGACGTAGACCTGAGTTGGTTACAAATCCCTTTGGCATCATAGTTCCAAAAGTTCTAATTAAAACAGTAGTTGGTCCACCTACACGTCCACCTAATACTGTTTGAGTAAAGCCACCAACGTTTGAAAAATCACGCTCTAGTCTTGCTGTCTTAAGTTGACCAGCCCTTGTGCGTGATGCAGCATATGCAGTCTTACCAATTACAGGCTCCATTGGTTTATAGTTCTTGCCAAAGTATCTAGGGCTAACTTCAAGAAGATTAGTTGCAGGATTTAATTCTTCTTTTAAGAATGCATCATAAATTGCTTGATGCTTTGGGTCCTTTGCAATAGCATCATCATATGCTTGATTCCAACGGTTACGTTGTTCTACTGTATAAGTAGGTAATTTGTTATTTGCTACGTAGTAGTTTTGAATTTCTTCATTTCCTCTACTCAAATACCAAACATCATCAAGTCTTCTTGCCCCAGCAAGACGGTCAATTGCAGGACCCCAGCCTTTATCCGCTAATAGTAAATCACGAACAAACGCTGGGTCTGTTGTATCTCTTACTAAAGCAGGAAGTCTTGGGTTTAAAGTATATGGTTTTAGTATATTAGTAATATCAATAATATTACTTGAATTAGCAAGATTTTCAATATCTTGACCAAATACAGTTAATGCACCATCTTGACCATTACTTGCTTTAAATTTAATGTGGTCGTCAGCCAGTTTTTCTAACTGAGGTAAAGCATTAATATCGCCAACACGAATCTTAGTGCTTAATCCAGCAGCAGTTAAAAGGCTTTTTGTTATAGCAGCAAAGCCCCTGACACCTTTATCAATAGCAACGTTTTTAATTATTAAATCATTAAATCCAGTAACCCATTTGCCAACAATATTATCTGAAAAATTTTCTTTAATATCTTGGTCATTCCATAAATCAACTTCATCTAAATCAATACCACCAAGACCAAGAATGCCAGCCTGAATAGATGGCACAATCGGAATCATTTGTGCTTTAGTTAAAGATACACCAAGAGATACTTTTTTAGTTCTATCATAAGCATCAACTATATCTTGTGGTTGGAAACCTTTACGAAATTTTTCTGTTTCATATAGTGGGCTATTAGGGTCAGCCAATAAAAATGCTGTAGAAATAGGACGTGCAACAATAGGACTAAATACAAACTCTTCAGCCTTTTGAGCCACAGTCATAATTGGGTCAAGTGGCTTCATAATTGACTGGTCTTGTGAAAGAATTCCAGCATCTTTCATAGACTGCTTTATACCAGCCTCAGATGCTAAGTTTGCAGCAGCAGCCAGTTCTGGTCTACTTTTAGCAACTGTACCAGCACCAATTGATGCACCAGCCTGTATTACTGGAGCCAAAAGACTTCCAGTAAATGAGCCTAAACCTTTTGCAAGTGATTTAGTTGTATCTAAAAAATCATTCCATAAAGACACTATTGCACCGTCCCTGGTTTAAATGTAGATGGAGAGCCACCCTGAACTTCATCTTCAGTAATAGCCAGTATGAATCTATCTCTATCGCTTGTAGATTCCCAAGGTACCATTGACAATGATAATGCAATTCCAAAGTTATCGTAACCTAATGAATTAGCAAACTTATCTAAATGGTCAAAGAAAGAGTTTTCTACCCATTTCACAATATCTGTGCTTTCAAATAGTTAACTAGTTCCTTGTATGAGTCAGGTGCACCAGGTAATCTAGTTGCTTGTAATAAATCTGGTAGATATTTTTTGATTAAATCTAAATCTTGTGACTGGTTAATTGGGCTAGTAATACGTGCAGGAAGTGCTTCTTCACCACGTCCACGACCAACTGGCACACCATCAGAGACAGGTAAATCACCATTATATTCGGCATCTAGTGGGGTAAAACTTCCCATAAGTTCATCTAATGGATTACCTGTAGGTACTGGTGCTGCTTGTGGTGTTGGAACCTTTGCCAATTTTGCGCCATCCTTTTGTTCTTTAATTTGTTTGTTTACTCCATATGGGAAACCTGAGTAATTCTTACCAGATTGTCCGTCGCCACCCATAGGATTAATATTTGCTGGGTTATTTTGAGGAGCATTTGGACGGTCACCACCACGATTCTCTACGGGTTGTGTCATTGACATTGCATCCTCCTACTTCGTAAATTGTGTTTTGATATTTGCGGTCCCACCGCACCATATGTTGTATTGAATTGCTATGTTAATTGCTTTTTTAGCGGCACTTGCTGCCTTAGCGTGGGTTCTACGTTCCATATCCATTGCTGCTAATGCACCAAGGGCTATTCCACCACCAGAACCTATGCCGTATAAACCTTTATCATCACGCATATATCCATAGTCATCAGTAACTTGATATATCTTGCCATTAAAACAAACTAATGCATCCCATCCAGCATCATCATCTTTATTATTCTTGGGTGCTGAATCGTATCCTGCTTCAATTAAAGTTTGTTTTATAGATGGTAGTACTCTAATCATCATAAATCTATCTGGGTCTTGAGTTTTAATTACCTTTGGTGGTTGCCATAGGTTATTAAGAATATCTCCTGCTATTGCATCACCTGCAACTGCAACTAAATACTCACCAATTTTAACTATCTTGTCGCAACCCTTGGCTATATACGGTCTATCTGTATATGTAGTCATAGTATCTGCGCCTATTACAGCCCAACCTTTACCTTGAATACCAACAATCGCTGTCATAGTCCCCCACCTAAATTATCTTCTGGCTATTGTTCTTACACTTGCGTTTGCTTCGCCACCTGATGTTAGGCTTGAAAGAATACTCATAATGTCTGGCGCTGGTTGTCCACCTTCAGTTACTTCAGGAGGAAGAGCGCCTCCTGTTAGGACGCCAGAGGGAGCAGGGGACGTTTGCTCAACCATAGAAGGGGCAGCCCCAACAGGAGGAACTTGTTCTGCAGGTACTGGCTCTGGCGTAAATACTTGTTGAATTGCATCTTCAAGTGCCATACCACGTTGACGCATTCTAATAACTTCAGCAATTTGTTTAACAATTGCAGATGCGTCTTGTCCTTGTGTAGCCATTGCAGGAATCGCTTGGGTGTATGCGGTTAGAGAACCAAGCAAAGCCTGGCGCATACTCTCAACTTCAATTTTTTCTAACTCTTGTGTTACGTTTACGCTAAATGGCAACTCACGCATAGCCAAATCTTTAGAGATTAAGCCACCACCAAGTGCTTGTAGCATAAAGATAAGTCCCTGTGCTGGGTTAAGACCAGCCAACATTCCATAACGAACATCTGCTGAGTAATCACCCTTGATGTCTTTTACTGGATTGTAAGTAATTTCGTATGGTGACCCAGCATCTACACCACGAATTGTCTTCTCTGCTGGGAAAAGTTTCTCATCAACCTCAAAGCAAATCTGAATTACATCACGTAATGCACTTGCAAAGATTGCTTGGGCTGATTTAACCTGGGTATCAAAGGCACCCATAAGGGCTTGTACACCTTGACCAGTTACAATTGATGCATCAATGTTTCCAGTACGTCCTTCTGGATAACGTGCACCTGTTCTTAATTCTTGATTTAATAGTGTTTGCTCAGTAAATGCACCTTGTGGAAGGGTAAGTTCTACACGGCGTACACCACCAGGTGTGGCTGTGCGGATAATCGCATCTCCACCAAGTTGCAATTCGTTAACATCAGCAGGTACAACAATAGGAGCCTGTACAGATTTCTCTGCTGCTTCCATTGCAAGTAAGGCAAATCGGTTACGAAGTAACTGAATACCTAGGATGTCATCAAATTGTCCACGCATTTCACCATCAACAGATGGCTTACGTGCCACAACAACCATCATTTTACCTAGAGGGTTCTTAGCCTCTGATAAAACTAAATTATCTTTGGTTGGCAAATAGATAATAGACTGGTCTTTATCGTAATAGCGAATCATTTCAATCTGAGCGTTAAGGTCTTGCTCATAGCGTAGTTTGCCTAGGAGTTGATACTCATACTCAGGGAATAACGAAACAAGTTCGCCCAAGGTCAGCATATATCTTTTAGCAAATGCAACACAGCGTCCATAGCGGTCAAACTCAGGGTAAGCACCAATTGGGTTTTCTAGGCGGATACGTGGCATCTTTGCTTCTTCATCCAGTTCAATAATGAACGGGAGGAAACCATATGTAATATACCAATCAGCACCAGAGTACATCTGTACTGATAAGTCAGAGTGATTAAAATAGTTTGATGCTATACGTGTGCGGGTATCTGCAAACTTACGGGCACGGTCTTTGACAGCATTGGCAGCAGAACAGTTAACTGCTGGTAGTGGAGCCATAACCTCAGAAAGGTCACGGGCTACAATGTCAACAAAATTTGCTACTACGTTAGAGTCAACGCCCTCTGGGAAGAAATCAGGATAGACAGAAGCAATTTCTCCCTTGCGGACTGCAAGAACATCTAGTGCACGGGCATCTCTATCTACAGCACGGTATCGCAGGGAAGCAACTCGTGCAGTAATCTGCTCAATTGATAAAGCCATTTATATCCTAACCGTAAGTATCTTGCCATTGCTCTGCAATAGCGTCGTCTAAATTAATCGTGTAGCGACCTTGCATTTGTCTTCTTGTTGCCCAGCGATTGTTTGTATATGAAGTCAAGCCTGAACTCTTCTGCATTAACTCACGAACCTTGATAACTGCAAACCATAAAGCCATTACGCAGTCGGTGGCATTTCTAGTCTCAGGCTTCCAAGTGATTAACTGTTGGACTAACGCCTTAAGACCTTCAGAGCCTTCATTGCTTGGTAGTTCAATTAAGTTGTTATCTTGGAATCTGCCATCTCGCAGGTTTCCAAACAAGGCTGCCATAGATGCTACACCGAAAGATGTATCCCATTTGTTCTTACCAGTAAAGTGTGAGTTTAATTGGCAACCGTGGGCAGCAAGCCAGTTTCTTAACTCATCATCTAAGGCGTAAGCCTTCTGGTGAGCGTTAATCTCAATACGTAATTCTTGTGGTTTAAATCTTTGAACCCACTCTTCGATAAGTTCTCGAATCTTTAAAGGTGTAGGTTCGGTCATATTGGCACAATCTAAAACATAAATCTTGCCATCTGCTTTATTGTAGGTAACTGCAACTGCTGCAGTAGCACCAGCCATAGCGGGGTCTAGCCCTATGATGGTATATGCCTCAACATTTTTTGGATGACCAGGTGCCCCAGGTTTTAGCGGTCCACGCTTTCGCATTCCGTTGACACATCCTGCGACAGAGCCTGGTGCAAAGATTGCGTCTTGGGTGACGTCTTCTTGTTGGTAGACCATAGCCCAGACACTCGGAGCAACTTCAGACCGCCTTGTAAATAACGCGGGTCCATCCCATTTCGGATAAAGTCCATTTTCGTCCGCCTCGTCCTTATCACCTTCGGCTCTATCAGTTTTTGCCCAAAGGGTTTTCCAGTTTTCTGGCTTCTCATCAAACTCTAAAACGGCTGGCATTGCACAGTATGTAAATGGCGATTTGCCACCAGTCCAGTTTGAGCCATCTCGTATCTGTTTATATAAATCTATAGGGGCGACACGGGTTCCTACGATAAGTAGTTTTCCGTGCCGACCCAAACGTGTGATAACTTCTTTCTGAAGCCATTCAATTTGCTTTTCCCACTCGTGGGCGTTTGAGTTCATCACAACATCATCTAGGATAATCAGGTCAGCACGTGCACCGTAAATCTGAGACCCAAATCCTAAAGCCTGTACCGTAGGGTCTTTTTCGCCAGAGTCTCGTCCAGCACCTAGGTAAATCATATCTGCTGACCAAGTAGGTGAGTCAGCCTTGTATCCGCCGTTTGGTCCAAATGCCATCTGTAACTTAATCCAAGATGGGTGGGATAGGCGGGTCTTTATGGCACTTAAAAATTTTCTAGCCATACCCTGAGTTTTAGAAACAATAATGATTCGCACGTTGGGTTCAGTTGCAATTCGGTAGGTTACGTAGTTAATCGTAATCACCGTTGACTTGGCGTGCTCAGGGGGTACGTTTATTAAAACTCGGTTAGGAGCGCCTGGTTCATAAATTATCGCAGGTGGCTGCCAGCGTGGTGGCAAGCCATCAATTAAGTCAATCCAGTTTAACTGGTGAGGAAATAGTTTAGTTTCTAAGAACTGTTCAGAAAATTCGGGGAAGGTAATACCCTTAAGGTTAGATAGGTCAGCCTTGACACCTTTACCCGCAAGGCGGGCTTTGTCGGCTAAATCTTTAAACTCAGGTTGGTTCATTGACCATTGGCGGAAGGTTACTTCATTCCTACCAACAGCCTTCATAGCATCAACGATAGTTGAGCCTTGGCTCAGTAATTCCAGAACTTGCTTCTGGGCTGCTTCCTTTGGGATGTTTTGTATCCCAGGTTTCCTACCCATACGTCTCCCCTTAAAACATAGATTAAACGCCCCTAGTAAACGGGCAGAATACCCCCATATATATTATTATATATATTATATATATTTACGTCGCGTAGCCCGCAGAGGCGGAGCGACGCTCCTTATAGATATAAATATCTATACATATAAGATAACCTGTTCAAATCGTAAAACCGAACATATTTATACAAAGTATTTTTAAATAGTCGCCCTCTGGCGACAGAAGTATTGATTTATACTACTTATGGGGGGATATAACAGAAATATTTAGGGTGAGTATACTTACATAGGAGTAAGCATTTTTAATCAATGTACCCTCAAAGAATCTGCCCTTACCCTTTTTCTGCCCTACCTCTTCCCGTCTTAAGACGTATCTACTTAATTAGATGTAATTAATATTATGTAAAGTTATATTTAAATCCAGATTTCTGGCAAGGAATGAACGCACAATTATTTGAACGAGTGGTGACTATTTCCCCTCCCCTTTTTCGCGGGGGGTAGGAATAGAATCCAGATAGACCCGTCTCAAATATTGAGAAGATTTATCTCATAATCCATAGGCAAAAGATGTGACGCAATTAACACCAGAAATGCTTGACTTGGCGGAAAGATTGATATACCTTTTTCCTAGTGGG